AGGCCCGCGTCGTGACTGCAGGAGAATGGTGGATACAAGTCCTCCAGGCCCCCCTTGCACACGTACTCAGCAGCTTGCTGAGCGCGTACAAACCGTTGGAGGCGTGTTTTACACGCGCTCCCTCGACATGGCATCTGGCGAAATATATCGCCAAGAAGCCATCTCCTGGCCTCTGGTACTATACCAGTGACCAGAAGAACGCCACGAACCGAATAGCATTCGATGTGGCGAGACGGCTGGTCGGCAAATTTGCCGAACTGGCCGGTTTGGAGTCGCAATACACCAGATTGGCGTTGTCGACCCTAGGCCCACGCCGGATCGAATTCACGATCGGAAGCGTGGTTGACGAGGTTACCACAAGTCGTGGGATCCTCATGGGAGAGCCGCTGGCCAAAGTGGTCTTGCTGCTCTTAAACGCCACCGCTGAAATGGCGGCGTACCGTGAGTGGTACCGAATTTCCGGTCCGGTCACGTATCGCGCCCCCGAACATATTTATGTTTGCGGGGGTGACGATTTTGTTGCGCGCGGAGATAAGGGCTACCTGGCCCTAATCCGGCGTAATATCCTCGAGGTGGGCAACCAGCTCAGCCCCGAGAAAGACGCGTTCGGTAAAGTAGCAATACACTACTGCGAACGCGTGCTGAACCTGTCCGCGGACAATTTAGCCCGGGACAAGTCGGATCCAGAGAGCCTATATGTCGACATTGTCAAACTAAGGCTACTGGTACGCAACGACTCGATCAAATTTGATCGAGACGAGGCGATAAACCCGGCGGTTGGGAAGGCTACCCAGCTCGCCGGTGACCTACGTTTTCACTCCCGGGACCGTCCCGGTTGGGTCAACGTCACCCGTAACCTGTTCATTCGGAACATGGGCGGGTATCTACCGAAGAAGCAAGACCATAAGGCCTATGCGTCGGTATTCCTCCCTCGTGAGCTCGGTGGCTGCGGCCTCGGCTTCAAGTGGGAGTTGGCCAAGTACGTCAATTCTGCGTACGGGTCCATTAGGAGGCTTGTCAACATTATGTTAACCGACCCCGACTACGTCACGAAGTGTGAGCTCATACTCCGTGACCTCTCCACGCTTACGAATATCCGTTCCAAGCGGGGAATAACCGTTAACGAGATCGACATGGAAATCGCGAACGGCTTCATCGATGACTTTACGGGTATGTACCCGAAAGCATCGAATAGCGAACTCACTGCGCAATATGCACAGGAGGACGCGTTCCTCACAAGGCGTGCTATTAAGGACGCCGGGTGGGTTTCTACGAAGGAGCTTCGGGAGAAGTTCGTCCGTAGTTCGTTGTTCCTTAGTCTAATGACTGTTGGCCCAACGACGCGACCCAAGCGGTATCAGCCGCCTTGGGTTACGCGATACAAACAGTGGGACCGCAAATGGTGGCCCGTACTGAAAGACTACCCGAACACACCAATTGGTGTGGATCAGGAGTCTCGTCTACGTGGCAAGCTTGCCAAGTTTGACGAGGAGATCTGGTTCAACCCGAAAGAATTCGGAGAGGAACTAGAACAGATATATACTGAATATTTTCAGTACATCGAAAGAGGTGTCGTAGCGGGGCGACC